AAATAAGAGTAATCCACGGTCTTTGGGGATGGGACGCATTCCATTCGCAGAATCCGATCCGGGGGACGCCGTCGCTGCCGCCGCTGCCGCCGCTGCCGCCGCTGCCCGTCTCCCTACAAGCGGTCTCTCTATCACGTGCTGTTCGTAATAATTCAGCATCATTCTCTCAAACGGTGTCAGTAATTGAATCCCGCCAGCTCCCGCTCCCGCACTCGTGGTATTATAACCATTCTTCTCATACAGATAATTCACGAGTTTAAGGCTGTCATCAAAAAACAAATGTTCTAAAAGATTCGCAACCACAAGAGGATAGAGTTGTTCTTTCGTTATTTGAAATTCTTCGGTTTGAGAGATTTGGTCAATGACTTTTCCACAGTAATAATACCATTCATCTTGGTCTTTCGTCGGTTTTTCGTATACAGTTTTACACGTTTCAAATGTATCTGAAAGTGTCGTGATTAAATCATCTATTTCATTGTTAGGGACGGCGGCGGGAGCGGCACTGGCGGCACTCGCGGCGGATGCCACGTGTGGCGATGGTGACTCTTGCATTTTCTTCAATTTATCTACAATCTTCTTATTCGGGATAATCCCCGCTGCGTCCACGCCTTGTCTAAAATTCAAGTAATCTTCGGTTACTTCTGCTGGAAGAGGATATTCCACCGCAGTATGTTTATAAGGAACAGGTGTGCTACGTTCGTGAATACTGATGCGTTTATCTGTGATTTCAATCGGTTGGAATAGGTAATAATCTCCGACATTTATTACGCGCCCAAGACGCCCATATTTGTCATTTACGTATTCATTGGGGTCAGAAACCATTTGTGTAAGTGCCAGATTGATTTGCGCGATAGGATATTGGCGAATAGCATTTACGTGCGCAATAATTCCATTCCTACCTGTTTTCTTATAAAAGAACGACTCTTTGTATAATTCGCGGATTTTATGGATGATTTTATCCAGGTTCATTGACATAAACTTTTCATTAAATGTATCTAGGCGAACGTCGCCTCCGTTGCCCTCGCCCTCGCCCTCGCCGCTGTCGCTGTCGCTGTCGCTGTCGCTGTCGTCACCGATTCCATATAACTCTTCCTGCTCTTGAATCGGTCGCCCGTTTGAAAACGTCGGACGGCACGTATATTCACACCGTTCCATATAATCACACAACGCGGAATAAGGACGCGCGCCGACTTGATAGTCTATTTGTTTACGCGACGAGAGATTTTGTTTCACCACCTGGTTCAATTGCGCGGCAGTCTGCGTATTATGCTGGATATTGAGAAGACAATCCACGGCCGATGTGCGAAGCACGCGAGAGACTGCGCCGATTTTCACGGATTTAAATTCAGAGAGACGATACAAATAGAGGTCAATCGCTTCTATATCGGGATTCGTCAGTCGGGTTCCGTATAAATACAACTCAACATTCCGTTGTGAAAATGGAAGACGCTTATGACTACAATTGCGAATCGCACGACCAATAATTTGCTCCAGCAGATTCATATTATACCACGGTTCCAGAATATGAACTTGACGAATATTCTTGAAATCCAGGCCTTCACTGCCTGCGACGGAGATAATGACGACTTTCACATTTTCACCGTGTGTATTCTCTTCGCTGGTGAGTGCCTTCAATTCATAGAGATTGTCGGGGGAAATCGTAGGGTCGCCGGTAATCACGGAATATCGCGCAGGACGAAAGGGTTGATTCGGAAACTGTATCTGGTGTTGGCGTTGTGGAAGCATCGTAATCGCGTCAATACTCGGGACGGGCTTACTGCGAAATAGAGACGAGTTCGCACCCGCAGCGCTATATCGTGTAAAACCGAGCTCTTCTAATGCGAGTGCGATGGGGACAACTCCGCCGTCAATATATTGGCTATATGCGAGTATAATACCATCACTCGTAATGACACGGTCGCAGATATTCTTTATTTTTGCCGAGTATCGCCCAATATTGTCGGGGGCAAAAATGCGCGCAGATGCCTTTGTCGTATTTTCGCCATTTGGCAACGTAAAGGCGCGCGTGAATTCAGGGCGGTATTCAAAATTTTGGCGCATCGGAGGATTGCCCGTTTCTTCATATGACATAATATGTCGCAGACCTTCTTTCCCAATACACGCTGTAATATCAAATTCATCATTTGGATTATTTATATACTCAATGAGAGATGGGTGTGGATATACAATATTCAATGCTTCAAGAGGTCGTTGGACGGCCGCATATCCGATTGTATCCATATTTTCAAAGGAAGGGAAATCTTCGGTCTCAACAACAGTGGTTTCGTCAATGGATGCGCCAGGTGCTACGGCGGCGACGGCGACGGCGGCGGCCTTTCCTTTTCCTTTTCCTTTTCCTTTTCCTTTTCCTGTACCTGCTTCTGCTTCCGTCGCAGCGGCGGCCGCTACTGCTTTCTTCCGCTTCACCATCGCTGTCTTTTTATAGATATACATCGCCTTCATATCACTGATAATAAACCGATATGCGGCTTCTTGGATATCACCCGCCTGGGTCATATATACATCAATATGCTCAATTGGTTGGTCAATATGACGCCCGTTCAATTGGGTTCGTGGGTAACCTGCGGCTCCCGCGGCTCCCGCTGCTCCCGCGAGCAATGAATGTTCCGGAGAGTGTTCTCTCGGAAAGATGCGATACGGAAATGTATACGGGTTCTCACCGCGCACAAATGAAACATAACCGGTCGCTTTCCGAATCAGTACATCCTTGCCAATCTCTCGTCCATCCGAATCTACACGAAAATTTCCACGGTCATCAAATACATCCGCGATATCAATTGTGGCGCGTCGGTCATTTAAGTTCATCAGGTTAATCAACCAGACGATTTCTTTATAACTGTTATACATCGGTGTGCCAGATAGAAGCAGTAAGCGCACATTATTCACCTTTTGGACGATTTGAAAGAGAATCTTCGCCACGCGTTTATCGCGATTGTCGTCAGTGATACGAATATTATGAACTTCGTCAATAATAATCAGTGTATTCGCGAATAATTTCCGTAACTTCACAACGGAAAGCGTTTCAATTGCGAGGGTCTCCATATCAGCTGCTTTGGCGATTTCTGCTGCGCTTTTACGACCCTTTCGGACTGATGGTGCCGCCGCCGCCGCAGCAGCCGCCGCCGCTTTTACGCCTTTTCGCCTTACATCCTGTATCACCACATCATCCTGCGATACTCCCACACTTGACGCGTGCGTCCGCGCATAGTTTGCGAATTCATTATACCCGAAAAACGAATAATGGGATGAAATCAAACGCCGAATTTGTTTAATGATATTGTCACGCGTCAGCCCTTTCATATTCATCGGGTTGATTTCTTTGATGAATTTATTCCCCGTACACGCGCGAATATTCCATACGCCTGGCTCAATCTCTCGGAGTTCACGCTCATCAAACAACTGAAGCCGGAAATTCTCTTGGACGTTGGGCGACGCAATTACGATGATTTGCTGGGTAATTCCCATTTGTTTCATATAATCACGCATCTCCTCTGCCACGCTAATCGCCGAGCATGTCTTCCCCGTGCCGAGTCCGTGGTATAACAATAAACTATTATACGGAGTCTCTACCGAGAGAAAATTACGGACGAATTGTTGATTGGGTGCGAGTTCTATCTGCGCGTTACATAGAATCTCTGCCTCGTCTTCCACGCTTTTCGTATTGTCAACATCCATCTTAGTATCAAAGAACTCTTTACGAAGGGCGATTTTGGTATTAAAATTCGGGTCGTTAAGCGTGGGATATAGGCCGTCGGCGACGTCTGTGGCTCCGCCTTCGCTATCGCTGCCGCTGCCTTCCGGTAGAATTCCAATATTATGTATGATCATCTCTCGTTCAAGCAATTCTTTTTTTAAAAGAACCTTATTAAACTCTTTACTAAATGGGTTATTGATTTCTTCGGGTGAGAGGCGTCGGCGCCCTTCTTCTATGTCGCGTTTCATTCTTTCCATATTCTCTCGGGGTGTAAGGACGGCAGCGGCAGCATTCGCGACAGCAGCAGATTTCTTTTTCGCTTTTATTGTGCGTGTCGGTTTTTTGGCTGCCTCCGCTTGCTCCGCTGGCCCCGGCATCACCGCAAGCGCAGCAGTAGCAACCGAAGCCACAGACAATTCCATCGGCACATTTTCGTCATCTTCATTGATACCCTGATTTTCCATTGTATCTTAGAATCAGTTATCCTTTATATAACTATACGAAATAAAAAGGATATGATTTACAATTCAAAATATTCTATAGCGGGACAATATGTTGTCTATTTTACGAACAATTCCAATCTTTTCTAAATTGTAAGGTCGTATCGCACGTATACATTCTTCAAATGACATCCATTTCATAAGACCAACCTCCATAATGTCGTGTGCCTTTTTCGGTTTCTTATCTAAATCCACCATTGCGAGGAAATATTTCTGCTTATAACACTTCATATCCGACCCCATAAATATCTCTTCAAATGGGGCGATATTTTGTATGACGTTCTCGGGAATAATGTCATAACCAGTCTCTTCTAGACATTCTCTCAACGCACACGGCAGGTCCTTTTCATTATAGTTCCGTCTTCCTTTTGGAAATCCCCATTCCGTCTCCGTCCATCGTGTCGTAGAATCATCAATAAATTGTTGGAGGTTTTTTACTCGCCCATCTTTTGTTCGTATTCCTCCAAGGACCTGACGATACTTTTCAAAGGACACGTGTTCTTCATTTTTATACTGACTCCCGCGTGTATATTCACCCCATAACAAACGCCATAACTGGTCAAAGGTAAGCCGCATCAGATTCGCCTTTTCAGATAACGTCATTTCGTCAATAATCCGCTGGATATACGCTTCATCATTAAGTGAATATTTACCGCGTATAAAATCCACGAATCCGAATGAATCTCTTCGGCGTATCATAAGGAACTCGGGGCCTGATTCACCACATCGGAATGCGATGACGCCGATACTTGTTATTGGTGCGCGGCAATTGCTATACACGTGATTGTTCCGATTACAGTTATTACAGAAATATTTATCTGCGGCGGCGGCGGATGTGGACGCCGTGGACGGCGTTACTACTGGCGCGTGTTTACGTATTTGGCCAACCTCCAAATACGATAATGCTGATTTAGGATTATTTGTTTTTACGGCGGCGGTGGTGACAGCCTCGGCCTCCGCTACTGCTACCGCCATCGCTTCGGAACCGTGCTCATTTGCTTCCATTACTATCGTAATTCTGTTATTGTTTTTATGTCATTTCATTGTAAGCATATGTTAAAATTAGACGCCAAGGTATGGGGGCCGAAATACTGGTTCGTTTTAATGACTGCTGCGGTGAATTACCCCGATCACGTCAATGACGTCACGCGTAAGAAATATTACGACTTCATCCAGAATTTCCCGATGCTGATTCCAGACCCCGAAATGTCGTCGGAGTTTGCGCGGATGTTGGATAAATACCCCATTACACCTTATTTAGATAGCCGCGAATCGTTTATTAAGTGGGTCCATTTCATCCATAATCGCTATAATGTTCTTCTGATGAAGGACGAGATGTCACTACACGATGCACTTGAGAGATACTACCTCCATTATCGCCCGAAACCGATACAAATCTTGGAGGAACTGAAATATCGGGAGAAGTTGGTGTATTTACTGGTGGTGGCGGGGCTGGGATATGCGGCGTATTATTACCATAATCGATGAATGCGATTATGCCGTGGTTAAGCCGGTGATATTATTCGCTACTATATATAACAATACACAATAATGGTAAAAGCCGAGTATATCGTTTTTATTGTAGCTGCATTCCTTATTGTAAACACATACTATGATGGGCGTCTCACGAAAATGTTTCAGAGCAATCAAAAATGGATGAAGATGGCGATGTTTGCATTCGCGGGTCTCTCGCTCTTCCTCTTTCTACGCCGTAATCCGGAAAACTCTAGGCAATTGATGTTTCACGCCAACGATATTATTAAGTATATGCCGATAAGCAAGGGGACTGCGGATATGATAACGCCGTTTTTTGATATGACCGGGGGTCCGTCCCCGAACGACGGCGGCGCGATTGGCGGAGCGATGAGTAGCGCAATGGGAGTAAGAACCGCGCAACCGTCGTTGGGGGGCGGAACCCCCGGGGCAAGAAGCGCGCCAAATATAGCACAGCCGTCGTTGGGGGGCGGAACCCCCGGCGGAACCCCGGCTGAACGCCGTATCCTCAATTCCGGCAAGAATTCTAGCAAGCGTAGTGTCAGCGAAACCAAGAAGAAGTATGTCGCAGCACAGCAGGGCTGGAAATGCGGCGACTGTCAGCGTCAATTGCCAGCGTGGTTTGAAGTAGATCACGTCATTGCTTTAGAACACGGGGGGTCCAACCACGTGGATAATTTAGTCGCTTTGTGTCGGGATTGCCACGGAAAAAAGACGGCGATGTCGTTTCTCTAGAAATGCGATGCGAAGGCCGCATTAATATATCTTATAATTATAACTGGGTGTCGTTATATTTATAATGGATGCTACTAAAATAATAGAATTTCTACCATTTATTATAATTTCCGTAATTATACTCGTCGGATTTTTTACGTGGGAAGTATTCACAAAGCACATTTCCGTATTTGTATTATTAATAACAAGTATTCTATTTTCATTATGGTTGTATAGTGGAGATATTTATTCGTATATTGGGTGGAAAAAAGCCGCGGACGCAGCGGGAGGCGGCGATTCTATACTACCTTCATCTACACCCGAGTCACAGATATCTCCAGAAAGTATGATTTGGGTTGTTCTTGGAGTGTTTCTACTTCTCGGATTAGGGCTCGTTCTTGGAATGACAAGTTATAAAATCGGAAATCGTATCGGAGAAACGAATCAATCCAGTATACTCGAATATATCAGTTACGGATTTCTTGGCGCCGGAGGTATTATTTTAATTTCTGTTTTATGGAAGGCATTTGGCTCAGGGTCGTCGTCATCAGAGTCAGCCACTTCAGAAGATAGTATTTTTCAAAGAACCGGTTTTAAATTAATATCAGGTTTAGTTCTAGCAGCGATTGGGATATTTATTCGGGTTCGTTCAGTCAACATAAGTTCAAGCCAATCTCAGCAAGTCAATCCCGCAGCAGCAGTCGCCGGTCCAGTTTCAAATGTAATACTAAATGTCGGTCTTATTTTTCAGGTCATCGCAGTATTAGCAACACTGTATATGATGTATAGTTATAAAATGTTTCATCCGGATAAAGATTCCGGTATGTTATTTAAATCCGCTCGCTATATTTCATTTCTGTTATTGTTTGTTGCGGGATTTTTATTTATCGCGACGCAACAAAAATGGATACCAAATGATTCCGGTATTGAAGCGGGTTCGGACCAAAATAATATGTTTGGGTCTCACGGCATCGTGTATATGGTTCTTGCGGGAATCTCTCTCATTGGCGCACTGGGAAATATAGATAAACTCACTGCGTTTAAGATTTTCGGGTATATTATGGTCGCGGCATTGATATCCGTCATCATTTGGAATTTTGTAGAATTGAACCAACAAAAAAACTTCAATTTGGAGGCAAATGATAAAGCAAACGGCAATGCGTATTATCAGCAAGTGAGAGATGAGGTATTGAAAGAACTGACGAAAAATGGGGACCTGGCGAATAAGAGCCAGACAGAATCCGAAGCAATTGTTAAAGCGAAAATAGAGGCCCGTGTAAGTCAACTGAATACATCCAATAATGAGCCCATTCAAATCGTGAATAATGTATTACTCGGATTGGCTGTAATCATCACGATTTTTATCACTATCTTCTATTTTGCGAAAATGAAGGTCGTTGAATGTATGGCACTGCCGATTGGGTTTATGAATATATTCAAGGGAGAATGCAATGATGTCAATTCGTTCAAAAAGAATACGAAATTGGACGAAAAATTCAATAACGATGCGGCAAATATTGAAAAAATGACGGGGAATGATTGGAAAGATGTGTTGGATGAACTTGGGAAAGACCCCAACATAGATAAATTGCCGACACAACTCGCAAGCTTGTCGCGATGGAATCCGTTTTTGTCAATGATTCTCGTTATAGTGTGTATTTCCATTTTATTTACAAAGGTGACGACATCTGACACCACAATGGAGTGGATTGCGAAATCGTTTCGGGGAGATATGTTTCCGCGTGTCAAAGAATTATTGGACACATTTTTCATCATCTTCATTGTCGGATTGTTCATATGCGCGATACTCTTATTCCCAAATGTAAAGGAAATGAATGTTGGCGGGTTAAACACCATTACGAAAATCATTGACTCCATACAGGTATGGCAATGGAAAGAATCGACAGAGAAACCAAGCGTGTTGAAATGGATAGGAATCATTGTTTTGACGTTATCTATCGCTGCTATCGGACTGTCTTGGTTATGGAAATATCTCGCTGAAAACGGGGGAGTCTTTCCTAAGAATATGGAACTCGTTGTCGCATTCGTCATTATTTATGCGTTGTGCTGTCTTCCCATTATTTATCGTTTGATTGGTGGCGGTGCAGTCCACGAAGGGTTTGCTGAAGACAATATATTGGTAAAAGGCGTGCGAACCCTGTTGACATCTGTTTATTTGGTTCCGGTATTTTTGCTCGCAATCTTCAAGTTGTTGATTTACGGCGTTGTTTGGGTCATTGGTAAATTCAGAAACAGTCCAGGCCTCACTGAGCCACTTGAGAAACAGGCTGCGTTTTTTGATTTTACAAAATGGCACGCTGCGAAAGACGACGCCGACCGAGGCACTGACCTTCGTTTATTTGGATTCGGTAAAATCCCTATACCGGCGGATGTAGCGAGTGCGGGGGCGGCATCAGCGGCAGCACCTGCGGCAGCACCTGCGGCGGCAGCGGCAGCGGCGGCATCGGCACCAGCGGCGGCGGGGGTAAGCCAAGAACAAACAAAAGTCAACGCAGTGGGTAGCCTCATCAAGGTGATTTTTATCGTGATTGCTTTTGTTGTCTTGATACTCGCAATCATATACAGTGTATACAAAATTGGCGCAAATAACAAGTCAGCAGATGAATCAGCGACGGCTGATGGCGGGTTTGTCACGCAAATGAACTCTCCTACCGCACACATCATTTATGTTATTATCGCAATCCTCGGTATCGCCGGGTTCGTCGCCTACCTCCGAGAGAAATTCAAAAGCGCAAATGCGGAGAAATCACCCGAAGACTACCTTTTCAATGACGTCAAACCAGAAGACGCCAATAGCCCGATGCGCCAACTCACATTCGGAATGACGCATATTATTTACATTGTATTAATGATTATTGTTTGGGTGTATGACCGAGATGTAGACGATAAGAATCGGATGTCGGTCACTGGAATGACCGTTTTGGGTCTCGCCATTCTATTCTTTCATTACGGATTAGAGTTCATTGATAATCGCCTCCCGAAAGAACCGGGAGCGGGCGCGGACGCGCAACCAAAAATGGCGCCGATGACGAACCTCCTCGGTAATATCCGCTTCATTATGAACACCGTATTCTTCATCGTGTTGTGCGTCCTCGCGTATTACAAACAGCACAGTGTGATGGTCGCACTCATCGTGTTTATGTTCCTGTTTCATCTCACAAAGTCCATTCTTGGACTGAAATTATTAAAGTTATTGTGGGCGTGTATTATTTATATTCCGTGTCTCTTCTTGGACTTCCTCCAAGGGTCACAAAGCGCGGTCGGTGATACGACGCGCCCCATCTGGATTATTGTTGCGATTGAACTCTTGCTTATCGCCATTTTATTTGGCGGACCTTATTTACTGAACTACATCGGCGCATCCGCCTCGCAAATCGTCGCAGCGCCAGTCAGTCTCAAACAATTATATGACACGAATTTGACGACGCAAAGCCCGAAAATCTTCATTTATCATAATACTGGCGTGAACCGCACCCCAGAAGATAAGGCCGCGAATTGCCCAGTAGAAGAGAAAATGCGCTATCAATATTCCATTTCAGGATGGTTCTTTTTGAATAATAACGTCACAACGAAGAATACCGATTTAGAGATATTTAATTTCGGAAATGTTCCGCGAATGACCTACAATCCATCCAAGAACGAATTGAAATTGATTTGTGATGTGATTACAACAAATAATGAAACGAATAAACTTCAAAGCGTTGAAATATACAATTCTAGGACAAATTACAATGCGACGAGTACTACCTCGGGCACAAAGCGAACGAAGATTCAGATATTAACCGAAAACGAAGAACTAGACGCCGACATCCCACTTCAACGATGGAACTATTTCGTCGTGAATTATGACGGGAAAACGATGGACTTCTTTTTGAATAACAAGTTGATATTTAAGAGTGACTTCATTATGCCGAATATTCAATTGAGTCCGATTACAGTAGGTAGCACATCTGACAATCGTGGGCTTAATGGCAGTATCTGTAATTTCGCATTTCACAAATACCCGCTAACAAAGGAGCAGATTCGCTGGACGTATACGATGTTGAAGACGCGAAATCCGCCGATGATTGGAATGCCGACAATTCAAGACGAAGTAAAGACGGTGGGTACAACTACGTTGTATTCACGATAAAATGGAATGCGGAATGCGCGAAGCAGAATGAAATGCGCGAAGCAGAACGGAATGCGCGAAGCGGAATGGAATGGAATGGAATGAAATGAAAATGAAATGAAATGGAATGGAATGGAATGGAATGCGCGAAGCAGAATGGAATGCGCGAAGCGGAAGCGGAAGCGGAAGCGGAAGCGGAAGCGGAAGCGGAATGCGGAATGATTATTATATGTATATTATTTATACACTCATACGAATATGAACTCAAAACTTGTTCTTGCAATTGTCATCATTCTCCTTCTGTTGTATGTCATTTTTAAAGCACTCACTACGAATTATACAACTTTAGGAACCATGCAAAAATGGGCAACAGCGACCACCATAACTGGAAGTAATCTACCCTCAAGTTTCAAGGCGAATAGTGCGGTTTCTATATGGTTTTACATTAAAACATGGGTCTCCGGTGCCAAGGTCATTGAATTCAGAAATGCGACAGCCAGTATTTTCGGGGTTCAATTTAAAGCAAATACGAATACCATCCAGATTTTCCCTCGGTCCGGAACAACTTCAGGCGAAGACTGCGAAATCGCGGATTTCCCTCTTCAAAAGTGGGTGAACCTCATCATCAGTTTCAACGGTTCTGCGATGGACGTTTATGTGGACGGTAAGTTAGTTAAATCTTGCGTTGTAAATATGGGTTCAAAACTAAATGAAACACAAAGGATCACTTTAGGCGATGCCACAAAATTAGAGGACGTCGGATTTATTACCAATGTCAAACTGAAGGCTGCGCCAATTGCACCCCAAGAGGCGTGGGATATTTACTCGCAAGGTTTCGGTGGAAGCCCTTGGAGCGACCTCCTCAACAAGTATAAGGTGAAGTTAAGCTTTATCGTGGATAATCAAGAACAAGCAAGTGTAAGCACGTAAGCGAAGCAGCGAAGCAGCGAAGCAGCGAAGCATAACAATCCATTCACGACAGCAATGGTGAATGAATTGTTTTTTTATTTGATATATATAGTACACGGCGCCTGATTATATATAATGAGCGATAGTAACAACGGCGGTGGTGACGATGGCGGTGGCGGTGGCGGGTTTTTAAGCGGAATATCATCAAGTTTCTCAAAACCAAGTGACGCAGGTCTATCCGGGTCTAGCAGCGGCAGTGGCGGTGGGTTCGGTCTGCGAGAATTTATGGAATCCAATAGTCTTGTTGCCAAATTCGCATTTATTCTGATGGTATTCATCGTTTTTTCAGCAGCAGTCAAACTCGCTATCATCGGATTGTCGTATTTGATGCTTCCGTCAATGTCACCTTATGTATTGAATGGAACCGCGAACACAGAGGATATGGCGATGACGGTTTCACAAGACCCATCACAAAAAGAGTCTGTCTTTATTGCGCGCTCTATGAATGAAGATGGTGGTTTAGAATATACGTGGTCCGCGTGGTTTTTCATCAATCAGGTTCCACTTGAAAAAGGGAAATGGTCCAGAATCTTTAGCAAAGGTGGAGAGGGAACCAAGTCCACCGCGAACGGAATCTATTACCCGAATAACGCACCAGGAATGTATATCCGGTTTTCCGATGATATAAACGCAACGAACCCGGATAGGGAAGATAAGGGTGTAAATGTCTCTTTGATGGCCGTTGTAGATGTCACCGGAAAGATGGACTCAAGTGACAAAAAAGAGAACCTTCACGAAAAACTCATTACGACCGACATTCCTATAAAGAACTGGGTAAATGCTGTCATCCGTGTGACCAATAATGTCATTGATTTGTATATCAATGGCAGGTTGGCCCAGCGTCGCAAAACCGCGGGCATCCCTCTACAGAATTACGGGAAAGTGAATATCGGCGAAGATAAGGCCAAGGACCGATTTAGTGGGTATATTTCCACAATTCAGTATTTCAATTACTCTATTGGTGCGAATAAAATCAAGAGCATCGTGGATGAAGGGCCCAATATGAAGATGATAACCAGTGCAGGCGGAGATACAAGCGCGACGAAGAATGTCGGGTCATACCTCTCTAACAATTGGTATATGCGGTAATATTTTTTTACATTTACATATCAGCAATACGACGATACGTGTAAAAAAATATAATGTCTGGAACACCGCCTATTTGGACACCGCCATTACAACAGGATTCAGAAAACAGCGATGTTTATTTTAATATAACAAACGAGGGCTCCGAGACAACCAAGTTTAACGTATATTCGTTGAATTATTCTACTACATTTCAGCTTATATCCGGCACATATACGATACCGGGTGTCCCCGCAGGTGTCGGGTCAAGAGATACAGATATTCCTGCGGAATTACTAACTCGGCGCGGGACACTCATCGGGGTTATTCCATTGATAAACCTATATTCAAATAACACGCGAACACCCATCACATTTGCGTTTCCAACGAATTCTTACGCCATTTCAGTTGTTTCATTTAGTAGAGATTATTATGTCATTCCACAACCGTCGGGTGACCCGGCTAACGCTGTCGGAGTATATAAAATATCCGGCGCCACAAATGTGCGTCTTCCTTACAGAAATGCGCTCGTAATCAACGGTATTTATGATGTTTCAGGCGGATATAACTACGACCAGCGAAGCGTTACATTCCGAATGGAAATCAATCAGGCAGCATATGAACCGTCTATGTTAGGCGATGATACGGTTCGTTTCGCTAAAAAGACGATTGTAGTTCCGCTTACATTAACAAAGGCACCGACGAATATCAGGATTAAACCGTTCACGGGTGTTGGCGATATTAATACAGTTCCCGGGTCTGATGAGAACGGAATTATCACGCGTGAATACCTGGACGGGTTCATTGATTTAAGTTTTTCACAATTTGCGACGACGGACAGAAAGAGACTCGTGGATGGTTTGCCGGATTACGGGGATGTCATTTATTATTTGGCGTTAACAGGAACGCGTACATTTCAGTTTTCAAATAATAATGTCATAATCAACGACAATAGAATCGTATTTAAAACCGTGACAGTCTTACCGGATGGAAGTCATACTCTGATTCCCATCAAGTTTCTTCAAGAAGAGACTCCCATGTATGAGCGGTCGGTGCAAAGAATCGGCGAAACGATAGGTTCCACCACGACCATTCGTGTCCGAATCAACAAATCCACGCCAACATTTGTCGGTCAAATTCCGGCGACGAATACGGCGAACCCTCTCCAAGTGTATCGTCTACCTGATTTGAATAAAATGACAACCGAAGGTTCGTTCATTCTTACGCCGCCTCTTTCCAATAATACCGACTCTTCCTCCAATTTTGTATTCACGTCATCCAATGAAAGTTTGTTACAAATACGGGTCTCTGGTGGCACCGGTACGGGCGAGGGTGCGGTGTATACCGCATATATCTATGGGTCCGGCACAGCGACAGTGACCATAACCCAACTCGTGACAACGAATTTCAATCAAAAGGTCGCATCTTTTGACGTCAATATATTTGAAATAACACCCGCAATTATCAATTGTAACACGAATTTATTTTATACCAATCCATACAATCGCGAATTCTGGACGCGATTCAAACCAGATTGCCGTTCTTCCGATTTGGTAGATAGCGTGACTGGCGCCAAACTCACACCGACACAAGTGGACGAAGTCTACGATATGCGTCGCAAGGCTGAAATCCTGAAATACAATAAAAATGTGGGCGGGTTGACAAAGAGCCAGAAATACGCGAAGGCGGCGCGTGGCGAATTAATGCGGAAAATCGGGAATGACGCGAATTATTTGAGTGGAGTTGGCGGCAGTGCGTTTACATTGACGTGTCCGACGACGCCGGCGAATCGTGCCGTGCTTTGCGGTCTTACGACCGCGTGCGGTGTTCCCGGCAAAGAGAGGTTATTGTGTTATGACCCATCGGTGAATTTATACAATTATAAGAAGACATATGAATATAAAGCCGGGCTTCAAGTCACCCTGAATATACCGGCAACAATTCTTACTGAACCGTTGAATTTTCGGATAACAAAATATGACAGTGAACTCAATAAGATAACGCTCGTATGGGACGCACCAGAATCCAATGGTGGATTTCCCATCACTGGTTATGTTATAACGTATTCCAAGGATAATAAAACATGGGCGCCGTATAAAAGCGTATTTCCGTATAATCCCGCGACGGCAGCCAAAGAAGCTGGCGTCATTGCCGCGGCGTCTGCCACTGCCAGTGGTGCCAATGAGGCTGCCGCAGCTAGTGCTGCGAAACTCGCAGAAGATGCCGTCATCAAGGCGGCGACCTATAATCCTGTATCCAATGAAATCAACGGAAATTCGGTTGTCTTTGAACGTATCCCTGGGTCAGTTGAAATCCTCGCAAATACGGTGTATTATCTCTCGGTGTTTTCGGGAAATGTGCGCGGGTTATCCAGTGTTCCGGCAACATTAACGGTGAAGACCTCGTCTGTTCCGTCCATTATCAGTGATTTCGGATTTACGAATCCGGCGGATGAGCGTCAAAATTTGATGGTGGATTTGAAATGGACGGATCCATTGAATACTGGCGTGGCGGCGGGAGGGGGGTTCAATGGTCCACCGATTCGTCAATATAATCTTTATTATCGCAAGATGCCAGATACGACGTGGACGAAACAGACATTAGATATTAGCAGTATTATTCTATCCACAAATGGCGGCAGCGGGGGACAGTCTCGGCGCTACATTTTACGTAACCTTTTAAATGAAAACAAATACGAACTGAAAATAGAACCCATCAATTCGGTGGGCGTGGGTGCCGAATCCGCCATCATCACTGCGCGAACATTGATGAAACCCACCGCTCCTTCCGGCATCTTGCTAACTGCGAAATATGGTCTATTACCGCCAGTCATATCAGACGCATCAAGGAATTATATCAATGTCGTCTGGTCCAAACCAAATACGGGAGGTAGTCCGATTAAACTGTATAATATAACAATTACGCCGCCACCACCATCCGGTTCAACCGTATCCACGTCAATTACTGTTCCATATAATGTGTCTATTACGGATACGCGAACAACGTTTAGTGCGGATATTGGAAGAATTGGCGCAAATACAATAGGAGTTGGAGACTATTCTGTAACCATATCCGCGTTCAATGGATACCTTTATAGTAATGAAAGCACCGTTTCAGTTCTATCTATAAAACCGACATCGGCAAAACCAAGTATATACGCAATTGAAGGAACGTATACATCATCTGGATTGTCGTATGCCGAAATGACGTTTTATATCCAGACCGAGATAGCCCAAAATATCAAAATTACAACAGTTAAGATGAATGGATTAAATACTTCTTATTCCACCGTACTGAATATTTATAGTCAAAAATTTTCCGAACTGGAAGGGGTGACCGGAGAGCATAAAATACGTATACCCGCAAGGTCCGCGGGACAAGATGTTATCGTTGTTGGAACGGCATATTCGGTAAGTGTAACAATTGTATTTAGTAACGGGTCGGAACAAACGAGTGAGTTGTTCTCATATACTCCTGAAATTAAGTATTTGACAACATAGAGCGAGTGAATGAGCGCGAACGAGTGAATGAGCGCGAGCGCGAGCGAGTTATTCTCTCAGCGTTGGGTCTACGCAAATATCGTGGCGTGAAAACGTCTGTCCTGACATACATTTATCACCTGCCTCTACTTTTACACAGCTTCGGAACCCGCGGTCTTCGCCGATATAACAGTATCCTGCCTTACCTGCTTGGTGCTTTTGCGTAACACTGGTGCTATCATCTGCGCGTGGCGATGGACCTGAATAACTGCGGCTGGCTTTATCTAAAAATGTATATTTGGTGTCATCATTGACGAATCCAGGTTTCTTATCTGAACTGTTGGACATTCCTGGTGGGACGGGTGGTTGATGAGGGGCTTTCGGGGCTTTCGGGGCTTTCGGGGCTTCGCTGTCGCTGTCGCTATCGCTGTCGCTGTCGTCGCTCTTGTCATCTCCACTCGCGTCCGACGATGGCGCAACCGGCTGATTTGTGATACGAGAGATAAGTTCGCGCCCTTTATTTTCCATTGATTTGAAAAAGGATTTTAATTTATCACCTACATCACCCATTCCTAAATGAAAATCTTTGTTATTTGATAAACTCCCCCACATAAACCATACAATTACAATAATAAGAATGATTTTAATCAAGGTTGAAAATGAGAAGAAACTACCGCCAGCGCCCGAGTCGGCGTCGGTGTCGTCACTACCGATATCAAGAGAAATATCCGGCATTTCTTTAAATGTTTCTTTCGCCTTATCCTTGATACTTGATAATATACCAGTTTTCTCCATCTTGGCCCCTGACGATAACCCGCTATTTACACGTTCATTGTTCGTGGGTGCGCCGAAGTTCGTAAATTTAAAAGTTGGAAGCGACATTGTATACTATATATAACATACATTATTCGCTTCGGTTCCGCTTCGATTCCATTCCATTCCATTCCATTCCATTTCATTCATACGGGCTATATTTCCGCGGCTGCGCTTGCTGCGGTGTTCCCGCTCCACCGCCACTACTACCCCCGTCGTCACCTGTTTTTCTCACAATTGTATTCATCGCATTGAGTGCTTCAAGACGCTTAATCGTGCGTTCTAGGTCGCCATTCTTGTCCCCCTTATATCCCGACGCCGAAAACAGATAATCAGTATCAGGACTAATCTCGTGTTGTTTTATTTGCTTATAAATCGCATTGATATTCTCTACCGCAGTTTCAATCACGAGACGGTCATTTATCATTTCTATCCGGCTGTCATATTCTGTCGTCAGTAATGAAATCGCGAAATAAATGAGATACCTACGTTTTTTGCGGACTCCTGGTGTGAATCGCACGCAATATATGCGCAAAAGGCTATTCACGATTTTATGAGTAAGCGGCGAATATTCGTCGGATTGGTTGCTTCGCGCAATAATCATATCCCATATCATCCAAATCGGGTCAAATTGAAGTTTATCGTCCACAGGAATATGGGACCGTCTCTCGCATCGGCACGTCTCCTTCTTTGCTTTACAAATCGTCTCAAACTCTACAATCCACTCCACCCAGTAGCACGCCAGAAGTGTATTTTTGGAATCACGAGAGATGTGATACGCAAATTCATTCATCGCAATAAAAATCTCTTTCGGGTCCCTCTCTCGGAAAAACTCCTGTGCGTAATCTATCCGCGGCG